ATCACAATATCAATATGCTGTTGTCGTCTACAAATTGTAGTGTAGTCTGGCGCTATCCAATTTAACCCACAAAGATGGATGAGACTTTGAACAAAGCCAGTGACCATGCGTAAAGATAATCGAAAGAGAGATTTAATCATTAGGCAGCATTGGATAGCTGCGTCGGAGTAAGTTTGATTTCGTCCTTGTTTGCCTTTTGATGGGGCATACCATTGCGTAGCAGGATCAAACCAAATGGCAATATTTCCACGATTAATGAGAGCTCGGTTATATGAAGACCAATTGGTTGTGCGATAAATTTTTGGTGTCGACTTATTCATTTGAAAATTATATTGTGGAATAAGCCTTTAGAGATAGGTTTGTGCAACAAAGCCAAATACACTTATAACGCCAGGACTGAGACGGTAGATAAAAAGCCGAGTTTCCGACATGCGTGGGCTAAAAGCCAGTTTGCACTAATACCAGTCGAAAAGATTTATGAACCACGTTACGTAAATGGGAAAGCTGAACGCTGGGGAATTTATCGTGAAGACGGATTACCTTTCACTGTTGCAGCTATTTACGATTCAACAGTAATTGATGGGCAGCAAGTTAGATCTATGTCAATGCTGACTATTAATGCGGATAACCATCCGTTCATGTCGCAGTTTCATAAACCTGAGGATGAAAAGAGATCTATCATCGTTATTCCTGAAGAGTATCGAGAAGATTGGCTAAACTGTAAAAAAGAAGAGGCTGACCAATTTTTCTTTGAAATGCCAGTCGCAGAGTTTAAGTCAAATTATTTTCCAAAACCTAATAAAAAACCGCCAGCCTAAGCCAGCGGTCTTATAAATAGTCAATGTAAAACTATATAGCTAGTACAGCTTAAAGAAATCAGCCAGTTGAAGTAAGTCAGCAAATAAGCTTAGTACTTTAACGCCGAAGATAAATATCTTCGTCATAGCCACCTCCGTTTAAAGAGGCATTGCCTTATACCAAATTTTGCGATTTAATACAGCTAATGCATAACGGAAGTCGTCATTCGTAAACGCGTCGTTGCAAGCTTCGCATTTACCTTCGCATTAGATGAACTTCTCGCAATCTCAGTTAGCTAAACTAAGTATTGTTGCAAGCAATACTTAATTCAGTGAGTTATGAGATAAAACAATGCAGGTTATATTCCTCCCCCAGTCGATCTTCGTGCTTTTAGAATTTTCGACTGTGTGGGGGTTTCAAGTTCCCTTCTAAATTTCCTACTTCTAATTTCGTAGTTATCTAAAAAGAGTAAACACAAGACTTTTTTAATAATCTTATGTATGTCATTAAGATAGGGCATTTTTGCCTCTTGAGCAATCTTGACTTTTTAATTATTTTTTATCTTTATGATTTAATTGGAGATAGCATAGCAAAGCTATAAATACCCCATATAGATAGTTTTGTGGATAAGTTCATAATCAATAACTTAAGCCTTAATTCTCATGGTTATTCTACTATCTTAAAAATGTATATTGCGTACTTGTTTACAATGTAAATTTATATTAATACGAATAATTTCCGACCAAATGCACTATAAAGTGCGACAAGTTACGACTAGTCATTATTTATCCACAGGTTTTTAAATTTGAAATTTAACTAAGCTCTAGCATATCATCTTGAATATGTTACAAATTCAAGTTAGGGGATATTTTATGAGCGAAATTGCACCATCTATCATCCAGATAAAACCGTACCTCACACAAGCCGCTGTTTTATCTGAAGCCTTATCAATCAAGCAAGTTATACCAACCACTCACTTGCTTGTTCCCTATGCTCTAGAGAAGATTTCAGCAGGTTTTCCCAGCCCAGCTCAAGATTACATAGATAAAGCGCTCGATATGAACGAGCACTTAATAAAAAATGAAACCGCTACTTTCATTGTGAAAGTTGCTTCACTCTCCATGTTAAATGCAGGAATCGACATTAATGACGAGCTCATTGTCGATCGTAGTTTAGATGCTAAGCATGGCGATATCGTTGTAGCACTGATCGATAATGATTTCACAGTGAAGCGGTTGATGATTGAAGAGTCTAGGAAATGGCTCAAAGCAGAAAATCCAGAATATAAAAATATCTATTTAGCAGATGGCCAAGAATTAATAATTTGGGGTGTTGTTACTCATATCATTAAGATGACACGGCATTAACTCATGAAACATCAAAACAGAGTCTTTTTCTTGATTGACGTCAATAACATGTACGTTTCATGTGAGAGAGTCTTTGATCCTAGTTTGAACAATAAGCCTGTGATTGTTCTCAGTAACAATGATGGGTGCGCCGTGGCGCGCAGCAATGAATCGAAATCTTTAAATATAAAGATGGGTGTGCCACTTTTTCAAATTAAAGACATTGTTCAGCAGCATAACGTAATCGTACTTTCAAGCAACTATGCAATGTATGCAGAAATGTCGAAGCGTTTTCATAAGATTCTGAGTTCGTACGTAACTGATGAAGAGGTTGAGCCTTACTCAATAGATGAGTGCTTCGTTGATTTTACCGCTTATGAGAAAAACTTTGATTTAGAAAAAGTTGGCCAAGAGATGCGACAACAAATATGGAAATGGCTTGGCTTACCAGTTTGCGTTGGTATTGGAAGAAGTAAGACAGAATCTAAGATAGCCAACCATATTGCTAAAAAGAATTCCGGCTTTAACAGTGTGTGCGATCTCGTAAATATGGATCCTTGCAACAAAGAATATTATTTCTCATTAATTGAAGTATCTGAAGTTTGGGGCGTTGGCCGTAAGCATTCAAAAAAGCTGCAGAGCATGGGAATTAACACAGTACTTGATTTAGCCTGTGCTGAACCTCGAGAGATGCAAAAGAAATTTTCGATTGTCATGGCTCGTACTATCTATGAACTGCAAGGTATTTCATGCATTGAGATCGAGCACACTCCCCCGTCTAAAAAGCAAATTGTTGCCAGCCGATCTTTTGGTGGTCGTGTAACTGAATTGACAGATCTAAAAGAAGCTATCTCCATGTATGCTCAGGATGCTTGTAAAAGATTACGTGATGAAGAATTGTTATGCGGATGTATGATTGCATTTGTTCAATCCAATCCTTTCGACCCAAATGTTCCGTTCTACAATAAATCAATCACAGGTTCATTTTCTGAACCCACGGATTGCGCTACTGATTTTGTAAAAGCTGCAGTACGCATGATTGATGAAATCTATAAAGAAGGTATCAAATATAAAAAATGCGGCGTAATACTTACAGGTCTTGAGCCAAAGTCTGGTCACACATATGACCTATTAACTGACTTTGAACTCATTGATAAGAAAGAACAATTAATGAAAACACTTGATAACGTGCAAACTAAATTTGGTAAGAAGAAATTAGGAGTGGGCGCTTGCTTTATACCTGGTCGGAACTGGTCGATGAGTAGGGATAAATTGAGTAGAAATCCGTTTAAATGGGATGAATTATTAGTTATATTCAAATAGAATAATATGACATTAACCAAATTAAATATAAGGCTAAGAAATTGACATCTGACAAAAAACTCAGAACTAGATTCGTATTTATTGATACTTGTGTATTTAGAAGTAAAAATTTTAATTTTGGTATTTATTCTTTGGGAAGAACTCAAAGGTACATTGAAGAATCAAAAATTCATCTTTTGCTTCCAGATATAACTAAATCTGAAATTGAAAAAAATATTAAAAAATGCGCCAATGAAGCTTATAAAGAATTATTATCTTTTACTAAGAAAGACACTATAAAAATTCTTAAATGTATAGATAATTCTCCATTTGGTGGCGAAATAAATATTCCAACTCAAGAAGAAATTTATAAAAGTATTTATGCTAAATTTGAAGCTTTTATAGACTCTCCAAATGTAGAACTATTATCAACAAACAATGTAAATCCAAAAATTATTTTTGATAAGTACTTTAATTCAGAACCTCCTTTTGATAAAAAAGATAAAAAATATGAATTTCCAGATGCATTTGTTCTAGAAACAATAAATGAAGCAAGTAGAAAAAAAGGTGAAGAAATATATGTAATTAGTAGCGACAATGATATGAAATCTTATGTTGCTCTAAACTCAAACTTATTACATCTAAATAATATTAATGAACTAAATGATTTAATTATTCATAATGATAAAAACCTTGCAGAACCTGCAAAATTTGCTGACGAAGTTTTTGAACACCTTAAAGAAAATATTATTGAAAAAGCAAAAAGTAAAATATATGAAGGTGAATTCGAAATAACTCAACTATACGAATATTTTTATGATGATATAATCAATAATATTGAAATAGAATCTATTGAAATTTGTGAAAAAAACTTACAAGAAGTATCAATCACTGAAGCTGAGTATCAAGTTAATTTTAATACTCGATTAACTGTAGAAATATCATTACCAGACTTTGAAAGTTCACCCTGGGATCCAGAAGATAAAAGGTTCGTATTTATAAACAGAGAAAAATTCACAAATCAATTTCAAGAAATATTTTCTGCTTATGTCACTCTCATATATGAAGATGGAATAATTCAGAAGGCAGAAATTATTAATTTATCATTTGAAAGCTCAACTTTCGAATTAAGCCATCAAATTTAAATTTTTACGTATTATCCATTAGCAGTTGACGATAAATATAAAGTTATGAATAAAAGTATCATTAGGACTTTTATTCATAATAAAAATATTTAGGTTGATTTTCCTACTATTTTTGTATTATCAAAAAATTTCTTAATTTTTTTATTATCATTCCAAAAAGAAGAATCAGTTATCATAATTGTTCTTTTCTCAGAAAATAGTTTTCTAAGATCTTCTTCAACTTCTTTCAAAACCGGCTTTAAAATATTAAGATCTAAATATATTTGTTTTTTAAGATCATCTATACTATTCATACCTTCATGTATATGTTCATAATATTTAATTCTCTTTGAAATTTCGGCCTCGTCTCCCTTTAACTCACTATAGTCACCATTTATAACTCGCTCACTGGACGCTAATAAATGACTTATGACTTCTTCATAAATTTCTTGATCACTTTTTCTGGCTTCTTTAACTAAAGAAAATTTAAAATTTTCTGGCATCCCACCATGAAGTATACTTACTATTACTCGCTTAACTAAATAAAGACCGCATAAACTAGCACTAAATGGATGAATTTTTTTTGTATATAATAGAGGAATAGTAACTTTATTAAAAATAGAACTAATAATTTTTTTATTAGCAAGATTAACCAACTTATTGTTTAACAACATTTGAAAATCCACAATTGCTTTTAAAATTTCACCAAATTCATTAGAATCAAGATTCTGGAAAAATTCATTACTAAAACCATAGAAATCAACAAAACCAAATCCTATTCTTTGTTCAACAGGTGTATCATCAATTCTATCTTTAATAAACTTAAGATCATCATCAGTTAATAATTTTAATCCATAATCATCTAATGCTTTTCGAATAAGGTCATCTGCGCTATCAAGATCCACTCCTAATCTAATATGGCTTTGTTGCACAAAGATTTAAAAGTTAAGACTTCTCATATCTACTCAAATTTAAGTGACAACTCGGGTATGTGGTCTGCCTAAGTCCGTAAATTTATTTAATACTGCCATACGTGCATGAATCTCATTGACTTGGCTTTGAAAATTTCTCGCACTGAGTTTATCCCCTAATAATTTGATGCAATGCATCTTGGTTTCAACCAAACTTCGCCGATGATAGCCTGACCATTTCTTCCAAATAGTTCTTCCTAAACGTTTAACTGTTCGAAGCAACTCATTGCGTTCTAGCGAGCCCATCTTTTTATCTTTCCATGGCTTCGCATTTTTTCTTGGTGGAATCACTGCATGTGCTTGCCTATCCGCAATGACCTGTCGGCACTGTTTGGTATCATAAGCTCCATCGGTATAGACGGAGTCAACTCTCTCATCTTGTGGAATCTGATCGAGTAAATCACCAAGTACCTGTGAATCACTCACATTGTTGGTTGTGAGCTGAACAGCGCGTATTTGTAAGGTTTTAGCATCTATACCAATATGTAATTTACGCCATTGGCGACGATATTCAGGCTGATGTTTTTTACGCTTCCATTCACCCTCACCTAAGAATTTCAGACCTGTAGAGTCAACGATTAGATATAGTCCATCACAACTTTTTTGATAGCTAATCACAATATCAATATGCTGTTGTCGTCTACAAATTGTAGTGTAGTCTGGCGCTATCCAATTTAACCCACAAAGATGGATGAGACTTTGAACAAAGCCAGTGACCATGCGTAAAGATAATCGAAAGAGAGATTTAATCATTAGGCAGCATTGGATAGCTGCGTCGGAGTAAGTTTGATTTCGTCCTTGTTTGCCTTTTGATGGGGCATACCATTGCGTAGCAGGATCAAACCAAATGGCAATATTTCCACGATTAATGAGAGCTCGGTTATATGAAGACCAATTGGTTGTGCGATAAATTTTTGGTGTCGACTTATTCATTTGAAAATTATATTGTGGAATAAGCCTTTAGAGATAGGTTTGTGCAACAAAGCCATCTAATATTAAAAAAACTTTGTAGTATATTTGGTAGTATTTGCAGTCTAGTTGTTAATTCTGTACCATTAACACCACTAATATTTAAATTTTTAAGAATATTATAAATATTTTCAAATGGAGGATTATCTCTTAGAGACCTAAATGACTCATATTCCTCAAGTATTTGTATGACATACTTATCAACTGTACCATTTTCAATATCATCTAAAATAAGAGTATTTTTATAAAGCAGATCAATACTTGGTTCAGAAAAATCATTTGAAACATAAAAAATATATTTAAATTTATCAATATTTGGAAGAAGACTACTATCCAAAATTGAGTATAAAGCAAATTTTATTAATTCTTTTAAGATTTGAGGTTTAGAAAGTCGAGAGGAATATTTTTTACACTGGATTATGCCACAAACCCCTTTATTATCATATAAAACGCAGTCTCTCCCGCGCTCTCCCACTCCTTGCATTAAAGCAATTTTTGTAAAATATGGGTGTTTATTTTGCTTAATTTCTTCATTTAATAGCGAATAAACTAAAATTTCAAACTCCCGATCACCTAACTGATTAAAAGGTAAATTTGTAAATTGAGCATCCAAAATAGGCGGTTTAAAACCACACTGCATTTCTTCTTTAGTTTGTGCTTCTGGTACTATATTTCTCATTAAAAAAACAATTAATTAAGTTTTAACTATTAGCATATAAGAACTAAGATAAGTTTACATTAAATTTTAACTAAGATTTATTAACAATAAAAACTATACAGTACTGTCTACCCTCTCTTTGATATGCTTTTGTCACTTCATGAGAATAAGAAGGATAAGATTTGGCAACACCATATATAACTATAGGCTGCCCTACTACTGGTGGTGGTCAAGTAATTTCAGGCAATAGCTTATTTCAAATTGACGGCATTCCCGTTGCTTGTACTGGCGACAAAGCTACCTGTCCAACCCACAAAGTCGTTGCAACTATTGTATCTGGCGACCCGTGCATGCAAATCTTTGGTAAAGCTGCTGCTCGTGTTAATGACTCTCTTTCATGTGGTTGTAAGCTTCTGCCTAAACAAAATTTGGTCGTTCAAGACAACGGCAGTGGAGCTGCATCTTCTGCTGCTAAATCATCACCTGCCCCAATGTCTCAAAAACAACCAGCAACAGACAGCTTTGTAAAAGATGAGTACGAGAATTACTACATAGAACAAAATAAAACAACAATGGTCCCATTCAAAACGATGTTAATGCCGTACGATCAAGATAGAACAAACTTATTTGGTGTAATGTCACAAATGGTATCGGGCGCTTGTAACTTTGAAGTAACCCACCAAGTCAAAAAAGATCAACTCTTTGTAACTGCAACCTTATTACCCCCTACTGTTAGAGCTGATGCAACAATCATCCCACGAGCTGTTCTTCGCTTATTTAAGAAAGATAAACAGATAAGTGACACAATCACTTTAAAAGTCGGTAAGGGCTACTGGAATACGGCAAATGATAAACAACCCGTAGGTAGTTGCGAGGTTAAGCTACCCGCACCAGACTTAGAAGTAATTAAGGCAAAACTTACAATGAAATATGATGCGAAATTTGATGGCGGTGTAGTCGTAACTTCTCCCCCAGACGTAACTTATGAGTTCACAATTACTTCGGCGGCAAGACGTAAAGCATGAAAAAGTATTTAACCCTATTTATTATTGGCTCAGCACTTCTAAGCGGATGTAGCAACGCTTCTGACAGCACAAAGCAAACAGAAGTAAAAACTGAAAAACCGGCACCTAAAGTGTTGTCTGCTGAAGATCAGAAAATTATTGATAAGCATAATGAGTACATACAAAAATACTCTATGGAAGATAAAGAAGTCTTTCAGAAGCACATGCGCGAGATTCTTCCTGAAGTAGATAAGATCACGGACAAACGTAAACGTGAACTACTTCAAATGAATATTTATATGATTTTGAATGACTATGACAAAGCACACGCATTAAATGATAAGCAACTTGCAGACAAACCAAATGACACAGCAAGACTTACATTTAGATGTCAGTTGTTTACCATGCAAGGGAAAGAGGCTACTTCGATTAATAAGTGCTATGACTACGTGGCAGAGGTTCTAAAAGTAGAGCTGAATAAACCTGAAAACAAGAAAGACCCAAACTACAAGCAAGGCGAATTCTCCTACTTACTGGCTAAGTACAAAGCGGGGCATCCTGAATATAAAGAGAAAATGAAGAGGTTCATTGATAGTACAAATGATGAAACACTTAAAGCCTCTTTAAAAACAGTCTACGATGCAGAAGTAGTAAATTAGTGAAAAGCCCGAGCCTGTAAATTATTTTGTGTAAGTTCCATTTTTTATAAATGATCTTTTAATCGATCATCGAACTGAATCGTAAACCAATTCATTGCTAAACGCCAATTTTGAATTGGCATCGTCCATTTCTTCGCAGCATTTGATGTTGCTAAGTAAATGACCTTCTTTACTGAGTCATCAGATGAAAAGATTTTCCTTTTCTTCGTTGAATGGCGTATTACGCTATTCAACGACTCAATCGCATTTGTTGTATAAATAGCATGACGTATTTCGGCTGGATAGCTAAAGATCGTTCGGATATTTTCCCAATTGGCCCGCCAGGATTCTCCAATTTTGGGATACTGGTGATTCCATTGATCACAGAAGATGTCTAGGGACTTTAAAGCATTTTCCTCTGTACTTGCCTGATAAATCGCTTTCAGACCCGACGTAACAGCCTTGTAGTCTTTCCAGCTTACAAATCTCAGGCTATTGCGTACAACATGCACAATACACAGTTGAATATCAGTATGAGGGTAAACAGAGGCTATCGCGTCAGGAAAGCCTTTTAATCCATCTACACAGGCAACAAGAATGTCCTGTACTCCTCGATTTTTTAGCTCTGTCATGACTGACAGCCAGAATTTGGCACCTTCTGTCTGAGCAATCCACATACCCAGTAATTCTTTTTGCCCATCCATATTGATGCCTAAAGCAAGGTATACGGACTTGTTAATCACATTGGAGTGCTGACGGACTTTGACAACAATACAGTCAAGATAGACAACAGGATAAAGGCTATCTAAGGCTCTATTTTGCCACTCAGTCACTTGCTCAATCACAGCATCGGTAACTTTGCTGATGAGAGATGCTGACACATCGGCATCGTACATTTCTTTGAAGAAGGCTACAATTTCCCTATTAGTCATTCCTTTTGCATACAGTGAGAGGATTTGGTCATCCATACTGGTGATGCGTGTTTGGTGCTTTTTGATAATTTGTGGCTCAAATGAACCTTCTCGATCACGGGGAATATCTAAAGCCAGTTGTCCATCTTGAGTTGTAATGGTTTTAGAACTAAACCCATTACGGCTATTTGAGCCTTTCTTGGGCTGATGCTTTTCATAACCGAGATGGTCTGAAAGTTCAGTATTGAGTGCAGTTTCAATCATGAATTTTTTAAAGACTGCTGTCATTTGGTTTAAGTCTTCTGGTGTTTTTAGACCTTTAGCCAATTCGGCAGCCATACTTTTGATTGTTGCTTCATCCATGTGAAGTACCTTTTGTAATTATCCTCTGAAGGATAAATGAAAATTAAGTACTTACACAAAATTTAGAACAGTCCCAAAAGCCCTGAATTTTCAGGGCTTTTTTTTTAAAGTGCTTTAACGCAAATTGAGACATTTACATTGCTATTAATTGTATGTGCGGTACAACCACATAAAAGAAAGCTCAGTAATAGTATCTTCATTAGGCTTCAGAAACTCTTGTAGCAGTTACACCCTTTAACTGCGGTAAAGAATAACGTTTACTGGCTGGTTGAGGTGTACGTCCATACCAACGGAACTCTTGGAATTCAGATTCACTATATAGCGCATAACACACTTTATTTGATTGGTTTCCGCCAAGGCAAACGAGTTTCCCAGAAGTCTTATCACGTCCTACAACAAAACAAACATGCCCCCCGCCTTTGCGAGTTTTAATGGCTACACAACCATATGCTGGTTTTATTAGTTTTGCGCCGTAATTCACGTAATCCAAAGCTCGGTACCAATGTTTAGGATAAGCGATTCCAGCTGCTTTCAAGCAATGAGCTACGAAAGTTCCACACCACGCTGTTTCATCATCCGCCCACCACGCTTTAAGCTCTTTTAACCATTTCAAAATAGTTGGATTGTGTTGTTTACCTGGTATTTCTTGCAGACCAATATGTTTTTTTGCTTCGGCTATCCAAGCTAATTCATCAACTTTTGTAGGAGTAGGTAAATTTAATAAAGTATTAATTCCTACCAACTGTCCTGTTAATTGCGGGCCGTTAAGTCTTGGCTGAGAAATTTTCTTTCCTATCCATGACAAACCAAGCATTAATGTACCGGTTACAAATGCATGATATTTTTCAGGGATAACCTCATAATCAACACCCCATTGAAGTGCTGGCAACAAAATTAGCATGATGAATGCACCAATTGTCGGTAGCTTGACAGAAAGGTACTGCCAAGCATTATTTTCAATAAACTTCATTCATCTTTCCTTTTTCGTAAACTATCTTGCTCTAAGACTTTGATTCGTAACTCGCTTTCTTTTTCACGTAATTCACTTTCTTTACGTTCTCTGCGATCACGTCTCCACTGAAAAATGAAACTTATGAATAGGCCAACAACAGCCACTATTGCACCTGTATAGCTCAACCAATTAATTGAAGTTAAAGAACCAAATGCGCTTGCTAAACCACTCCAGAAGGTAGTTTTATTAGCAAAAGTTGTGACTGTGACTTCAATTGCCTGATGATCAGACATGACCTATTCCCCACGTTTCATTTGGAGCTATTTTTGCAAGTGTTATTGTTCTAAATAGAGTATGGTTCCAAATACAAAGCACGAAAAAAGTCTAAATTAATCAGACTTTTCTACATGAAAACTATCGGCCTCTACTTGCTAGGGCATTTAATCCCTTAATGACTTCTTGACCTAATTTTAAGAATACGTTATGACGTTCAATTTCATTTTCTAAATACTTCTTGCGGTTTTCCCATGCTGATGAATTGAAGTAAGTACTTTCAAAACTCAAAGGCATTTTTAATGCATCCGATAAAGGCATTGGGCAGTTTTCAGAAATACTACTTGCTGTCTCAAGCAAAAGATCGGTCCAACTCTTTGATGATTCCTGTAAAGATGGAAGCGGTGCGAAATCGTGCAGGCGCGTCATCTGCACCTCTTTCCACTAAAATACCGTGGTTATCAACGCTTAACCGTAAATGAGTAAATAACTCATTGTTTAAATTATTAAAGTCTTGATAGCACAAATCAAAATCACTAGCTGGCATTTTCTTAATGAAATCTAGCCGCTGCTTAAATTGTTCTTCAAATAATTGAGGGTTTGTTCTATCCGGCAATAAAGCCAAGTGTTCATGATTAGAATAACTCAACTGAAATGCCATCATACAGGCAATCCATTCAGCGACATTCTTACAATTTGCCTCTAAGAATTCCGCTTCCATTCCAATAAGCTGTCTAACCGTAATTCCATTTTGCGTAGTTTCAGTTTTCCAATTATTTTCTGATTGAAGGAAAACTTTAGACCAGTCAGTGTTCACCTCCAACATAGTATTACTTTGTTTCTCAAGATACTTAAGCAGCAATAAATACCGCTCTTGAATTGTTAAAAGTAAAGGATCCACATTATCTAAAACTGACTTCACGAAAGCTGAAAGTCTTTTTTCATTTAAATTCGGGGCAATGATTGAAATTTTAAGACATTGCTCAAAACTCAATTCATGCATTTGAAAAGTACTTTCGCCTATTGGCACCGGATCAAATGTAATCATTATTTGACTCCATACAATGAATAAATATCTTTTGAATCCCATGCAGTTCGACTCAACAAACTAATATTGACGGCCAAACTTAACCGGTTCCCCTTTTCATCAATGGGCGCGACAATTGGCGCGGAAACGCTTTCAATAATGAAAGGCTTATAAGTTTTGCCGTGAGTAGTAAGAGATACAAACGGTGGAATGACACCTGAAAACAAGCCTTCTAAAGTAGTATTTGAATCATTGACAACATTCTGCAGTGTAGACTCAGAAGATAATGAAACTGGCACACTCCAAGCCTCCAATTGCATGATCTTGTCTTCAACTTCTGTTCTCGCATCACTAAAAGCCAAGAAAAAAATTGATAAATTAAGGCGTACTGATGATGTAGATAGGAATACTTGAGTTGTATTTACTTTGGTTAAATTTGTTCGCCCTTCCACACTCTTAAGCGCATTTTCAGCTGTTGCTAAAGGTCCTGATGCCATATCGCTTAATGCTGAAATAAATGGTGAATTTTCGCCTAGAGTAGCTGCAGCTTGAAGCATTTGCCCAGTTTGCAAGTTAGCCATTAACATAGGCATTTTTAGTTCTGGATTGCTATTTTCAAATGGAGTTTGCCATTGGCTCTCAATACTTTTGTCGCCGTCAGTCAACAAAGCACGAATTACTGGTGATGCTACTGGGTTTCCATCTTTATCACAAAGAGAAAATTCAGCATATTTATGCTTTGAAATTGAGCCATAAAAAGGATCTGATTCAGTACTGGGTAACTTAGTTTTTGCTGTATTAACAGCTGGTGCGTATGCTAAAGCTTTGGACATAAAAAAGTCCTACCATAAAAGATAGGGCTATTATTAACAACAGTATAATTTATCAAACTTAATAAGTTCCAATCTTTAAATATTACTCTTATTAAAAATGACAAATAAATCATCAGAGGATTCTAAATATTTATCTGCCTCCCTAATAAGAAAAGAATCAATAGGGCCATCCACACAATTTAATTTAACTAACATAAAATTTAAAAAATTTTTAATAAAATTATGTAATAATCTATAGTTATAATTCATATATTTCTCTATAGAAACATATGAATTATTAAGAAAATAACCTTTATCTATTAAAATCAAATCATCATAATTCCTATCTTGCACCTGAAATCCCCAATTTCGGTCTACTTTAAAATATAAACACCTAATATAAAAACCACCATGTATTATACTATTTCTTATTTTATTAATTTCTTGAAACTCAGAAAATTGAATACTTATTGATTGATTCAAAGAGCAGTATATTTCAAATTCTTTTTGTAAAGTTGTATATTTAAACTTTGGTTTAATATTAACTTCACAAAGAATACTATATATTTGATAACAAAGATCAAAGATACTACTAATTTTAAAATAAAAGAATTCTAAATAGCCTTCGTAGAAAAAATTATCAACAATTCCAAGTTTATGAAAATCAAAACTTTGAAAATTATGATAATTACAAATATGATGATAAAGCTTTAAAAAATTACTTTTTATTGTTTTAATCAAGAAAACTATTTCATCCAATTTATTTGATTTCTGTAAAATATCTAAATCAATCTTTCCTTCAAATTCATATAATGGGTTTAAAAGCAAATTATTTTCACTGTGAATTTTTAATTTCTTCATTTATAGAAATACCAGAGTATTTAAGTTCAATAAGGATAGAATATACTTACAAATACTTTTTATCAATAAGCTGAACAATTGAGTTTTTCTATCTACAGATTTTCAAATAAAAATAAGAAATCTAAAAGATAGTTCTTTAAATTACAACCCTACTCTAATAGGGTTGTAACTAATTACTTCATTTATTGTCATTTAAATAGCTAAGTACGTTATTAGTTGTTAGGACGAAATTTTTTATCTAACATCTTGAACTTTAGATGTTGACTTGGCCTGTAGCCATATTTCCACATTCTATACCATTGATAGAACTCCCCTTTTTTACAAATATTAAAACTACAGTTAATATGGTGTTCACTATATTGTTCAAAATTAAAATTATTCAAAATTGCACCAATTATTAATGCCCCATTTGAGATATATGTATGATGTCCAAGAATTTCCCCACAATAATCCTCACAAACATGTTTCAAACCATAAGAACCTAGCATATTGTGATTTATGTTTTTATTTTTATCAAAAAGTGACATAAATTTTTGAGCATGTTTAATTTGTTTTAGCCATTCATCACTCAAAATACGACCTGAAAGAAAGTGCTTTTCATATTCATTTTTAGTCATTCTATGTTGACGTTGATAATATCGATCGACAAATATTAATGGAGAATAAAACCCACCATAGCCCAATAGGGGGTATTTATTCATAATACCTTCTACTTTTGTTTGTAGAGTAGAATTATTTTCATTATTAAACTTAGCAACTGCTTTATGCCATGGAAGTTGGCATTCTTTTTCAGATATTAAATCCAGTTCATATGATAGCTGCGTACCATTTAGTTTTTTTGCTTCTTTAGCTAAAGCTCTGGCACGTTTACTGGTTAATCCTGAAGGAAATACGAAGTTTTTATCAGACATGATTATACTATCCATCTGTGTAGATAAAAATTTAGACCACTCCAAAAATCTAGATCTACACTAATGTTGTAAATCATATTATGTAAGTACACATCATTACTTAAGGAATGTTCGCTCCGCAATACGGTTGGAGTGACAAGCTTAGTGAGGAAGCTTAGATTTATTATGACTACTATTTTAAAAAAGAAAAGTTTTTTTTCAGTGTAAAAGCAAACCCTCCTAATGGAGGGTTTTTTTTATTCTAAAATTCGTATATTTGGTTTTTTCTTAACTATATTTAATGAGTAAAGTGAATCAATATCTTCTTTTGGTGTTTGTAATAAATTTGATAACTCATCAACCGAGTAACCCAGGTCTTCTCTATAGTATTCAAAAATTTGATCAATAGTGACTGCTTTTTCTTTTGGAAAATCTAGTTCTACTGGTTCTTTAGTTCTATAACCGTTCTTAGTCATTTGTATCCAAAGGTACTTTTTCTGTGAGGGTGTTAGTAAGCCTTCTCTTTCTGCTGTTTTAAGAAGAGCACTCATAGAAACTTTCCAAACTAATTTTAAAGTTGCTAGTTTTTCTAATGTAATTTTCCCCGAAAAATAAGGTCTAATATCTTTAGAAGGCATCAAAAGTGCACTAGCAAAACGGTTAGCCTCTTCCTCCATATTTTCTGATGGAAGTCTATGCATAATTGCATGACCTAACTCATGCGCTAGTGTAAAACGTTGCCTATCTGATGGCATATTTTTATCAATAAAAATACAAGGATTTAAACCAGGAACTTTTATTGTTACACCTGATACACCTTCTTGAGAAAAATCACAGTGAAATACGAGGCAACCTGCTCTCTCAACATAATCAGTTAAATTCTTTAATGGACCATTAGGAATTAACCAAGTTCTTCTGAGCAGTTCGGCAATTTTTTCAGGTGTTTCATATATATCTAAACTTAAAAAAGGAAGAGGTAAGTCTTCCTCAAACTCAATAGCTTTAACTAACTTCATAGAGTTAAATAATCGAATATTAAGTTCAGCTTCAAGTTGTTCAATAGCCCTTTTACCGATTGAAGAATTCTTCCGGTACATAGGGTGAACACTTAAGGGTAAACCAAATGGTTTATAGGTCTCATAAAATATTGAAACAGGAAAATTTAAAACTTTGGCAAGATTTGAAACCATATCCTCATTAGGTTCTAATAAACCTGCTTCAATTTTTGACAAAGTTCCTTGAGACAAAAAAGCCATTTTAGCAAGGGCTGTTTGCCCAAACCCTCTAAACTGCCTTACTATCCTTAATAACTCAGGATTAAAGGTCAAATTACTCACGATTCACCTTCTGCTTTTTTGAATCCACCATCAGTGGATCTACCTTTGAAACGACGTTTTGTCTGATTTTCCTTAACCGTATCAAAGTCATTAGTACCTTTGCTTTCTTCAAATTCAACGAATGATGTTTGGCTATCAATTAAGCTTACATTCCAAGCAACGGAATTTTTATCTCTAGCAATCATATTGATATTGTCGATTTGAGTAGCTGACCTATTTAAAGTATAAATAACTTCGATACGCGGAATGTTACTAGCTATATCAGCTGCAGCTAATAAATTATAATTGAGTTCAGGATCATGAAAGCTTTTAGCCGAATCTGTTTGAACGTTTTTACTTCTTCCAGTCCTATCTGCTAATTTAAAACGGAAAACAATTTGTTGTTGAATTACAAAAAGTACCGTAACACCTTTATCTATAATAAAGATGTCACTACGTCCCATAAATTTTTCTTTCAGTAATTCAATTACAGTTTCCCAAACGAATGTAGCACGTCCACGTGAACTCCATTTTCCAAAAAAAGGACTTTGTAGCCATAATGACCAAGCTTCCTTAATAGCCTGAATAATAGAATTAGAATAAGGTTGGATTAAAGTTTTAACATGTAATTCTTCAGCTATAGCCATACAGTGGCTCCAAAATATTTTATTTAACTTTACATACTATTTTTTTACTTTTCCATAGTTTTTTATTCCTAAATTATTCCTAAAAAGCATATTAGAACATTTATCAACCAATCTGGTTTAATTAAATGTTCTGAAGCTAATGTTAAAATTAAAAATTTATATTTTTTTATTATTTAAAATCAAAGCATTGATTACAAAAATTGGGTCTTTAGACACATAATGAATTAAATTTAAATATTTAAATGGATTAGAGAATAACGAATCGTACATTTGCACACTAATAAAATCATCACCAAGCACTTGTTGTGCATATTGGATAGCATCTTTTACACTTACTGGTTCAGGTTCACCAAACAAACCTACATTGATGCTATCTAATGCCTTTTTCTCTGCAAATTCAGCTAATGCTTTAAATAACATGCTCATTTTTTTTGAACTGCGGCTATTCTTTGCAAGAAACACGGCGAGCTCAGCAACACCTTCTCCCAGATCCTCAAAAAGCCCCTGTTGCTTTACGAACTCAACAATATCTTGGTCATTTTGCTTGGCAGATAAAATGGTATTTGCAGCATCAATAATTGCATTAGCAACACGTTGATCAATGGCTTGCTCCATACCATCAACGATTTGATCCGATATATCTTGAACATTTCCACGACTTATAGCTTGTGCTTCAATAAATTTAGGCGCAGCAACACCAAGCGCATTAAGCATATTTTGAAGATCTGGTTTTGTATGATCAGCCATCATTTCAAGCAAACGATCATCATTGTACGCTTTGCTAAAAATTGCGGCCTTGATTCTGTTTATCAGTGCTTGTGTTGGTTTTTTATCTTTCGTTGTGTACTGTGCAGCTTCTGTATCACCTAATTTACTTAAAAAACCTTGAATAAACTTTTGATTACTTACTGCTAATAAATCGCCATCTTCACTCGGGTTAAAAAGAGCCAGTAAATTCTCATCTAAACGTTTAGCATCAGCTTTAGCACGTTCAGTAGCTGTAAAAGACAACTTATCATCTTGGTTAGCATCAATGGCAAATTGAGCTCTATTAATCTCAGTTGCACGAATACGTATCAAGATTGGTTGAGATATTGCTTGGACCTGCTCACTGCTAAAACCAAAGTAATCAGCTTCATCAATCAACCATTGTTTATACTCTTCTGCAGTACCACGCTCATAGGCAAGCTTGATTGCCATTGTTCGGCCATTTCCTGATTCAACAACTAAATCATCACCAGCTATCGGTGCTCCCGTATCTGCCCGACCTGAGCGGCCTAGGCTTTCGGGATCTAAATTATTAGCAGTTTTCTGTACCCATGCTTGTGAAGATTCTCGACTACGATCTCGTGGCTGCAATTCTTGCGGATAATTTGGGTTTTCCGCACCAGTTGCTGTATGAGATGCAATGACTTGATCAATATCAACTAAAGCGAAAACAGTAGAAATCTTTTGCCCCTTGGCTGTTTTCACGTTATTTGTTCTACCCTTCAAAAGCCCAGTAAAGGGCTGTTTAGGTTTTAAAAAACTAATCATTTGATCAATTACAACTAATGGATTTTTAGCAATATCTTGAGTAGAAATTAGGTTTAGTGTTGTCATTAGATATTCTCCGCTTCCATTTTCTGTACTTGATTCAAAAGCTCTGTCACTGCTGGAATAAGAAGTGGATCATTTAAATCTTTTTCTGCTTCGTCCCGAATTTGCTCTAATAACTCAAGATTAACTTTAACCTGCCCTTCAATTACTGAACGGTAAAGTTGATTACCTTCATCATTTGTCGTACTAGGCTGAAGATCTTCAACTTCTGTCGGAGCATTTAGTTCTTTAGATTCATCATTATCTGAATTTTGGGCTGGCTCTTTATTACTGAGGCGATCCGCTAAATGTTCATCTGCCCATGCTCTTGAATATTCATAAAATGCTGTTAAATATTCTGGTGAACCTTCGGCCCCATTCCAGTTTTTTAAGAATTCACCACGGCGATCTGAAACCCAAGCCATAAAGTCAATGTTGTTAGAATCTTCAGGATTTTCCAAAGTGTCTAACCATGCCTGCATCATTTTGTTTTCAGATATACCAGCTGCACGTGCTGCTAATACTTCTTCATCTCTTCTTTGGTTTGCTTCATTTTCGGCTTCATTAAGTTTTTTTGCTTCTAATTCTGCTTGCTGTTGAGCCAAAGCCTGGTCATCTAGTTCAGAAATCCATTCACGTGCCCAAGCTACTGCATCAGACTCACCCTCTAGAGCCTTATTGATACGTTCAAAGAATGCTTGGTAACGTAAACCATCTTCACCAGCCCATTCAGGATCAGCATTTAAACGCTTTAAATCGGCTTTTAAACGTTCGGCTTCTTCATCAGAAATACTATCTGGTAAATCATTATCGAGGCTATTCTCTTTAATGATTCCTTCATTTTCTTCTGATTGCTTCGATTGCAATGAAGTTTGCAATTGATCCAAATCGTTTAATAAATTGGAAATTTCTTCATTCAAAGAATTTAACTGGTTTTGTTTTTGTTCAATACGACTTTCTGCATCAGCTAAAGCTTTAGCCTTTTCTGCTTTTTTAGATTGTAAACGCTTAAAACGGTTACTGTTTTGGTTAATCAACTTCATAATTCGACCAGCGAGCACAGGAATTGAAATTCCTTCTCCTTGGTTTGGCTGAATTGCGGCTGTTATATCCCGATTGTTCATTAAGATCTTCCATGAAATTAATGAATCTGTAGGAATAATTTTTTTTGATAATCGATCAGGCTTATGGAAAAGTATTGTGAAGTTTTGGCCGTCATCAAAATCATAAGTAAGGGCAATTTGAAGGACTTTTTTATGCTTAAAGGGCTTACTTTCCGTAACGTTAACGATTTTGACGCCAGTTTTTGAAAACTGTTCCATAGAGTGATGCAATATTGCAGACAGCTGCTCTAAATGCTGGTAATCAACAATAATAGAATCATAATGCGCTTCTTCTACACATAGACTAGATAAAAGCGTAGGTAACCCATCAAATTTACTTAATAATTGGCTATGATCATCATTTCGTTGCATATCTAATAACAACTTAGAAGTATCACCCTCATGAGAAGTTAAATTGATTCCATCCCATTCAGGCTTTTCAGCTGCTACGACATTTTGTAATTGTTCTAGTTGCCATCTTTGAATCGGTTTTGAACCCGTCAAATTAAATTGTTTTGAAGATAAATGGCGTTTAAGTCCAAATTGATTTGTTTCAATAACATCTGTAACACAAGCATCAAACATGCGGCCAAATTGCAGTATCGCTAAATCAGCTGCATGTTGGTCATCGATAGCGCCTAATACTGCAACGGAATCAAACGAATCAATTCCACTCTTTTTACCCTTTAGATTTACAACTCGCCATGAATCATTTTCCGTGTAATCTTCTGTGACTAACGCATTAATCTGACGGTAAACTCCTTTAATAAAACCTATTGAACAAGCACCGCTATTAACCATCGAATCAAAGCCAAGAACAACTCGACTTTGATGTGGTCCATGAGTCTGAGTGAAAATCGAAACATTAAGCATAATTAAAACTCAATAAGAATATTTATATGCATTTTGGATGATGTCTTATTTAATTTTTATAAGATGTTCCAATTTTTAATGACGTAATAAATTAAGAGTTATAATTAATTTATTTAAAGGATAAAGTTATGAACCAAGAATCGTTAAATAAATATGTATTAGATGTAAAAGATGGAAATCACTCAGATTTAACCCATAAGTTCCTAGATAATGAATATATTTATCTGCATGGAACTGCTAAATCCAATTTAGAAAATATCATGAAAAATGGTTTTCTTATAAGTAGTTCTATCAATGAAAAAGTTTGTTTTGGAAGATCATTCCACATTGCAAAATCATATGCAGTTCAAAGATCAAATGAAGGAATAATTATTGGGGTAAATTTAGAAAAATATTTGACAGATCCTAACTTAAATAATAAATATTTTTTTGATCAAGGGGATTTAAAGTTTTTAATAAATATTAATCCAGATGTTATCTTTGGACATATTGAACTTTAAAAAAGGGAGCAAAATGCTCCCTTTTTATTTTAAGTTTGGGAACATTTTTATGAAATTTAAGGTGACTATTGAGTGTGCTTTATTTGCAGCGTCAAGGGGTAAATTACCAGCTTGTAATGCGACTAAATGCTCAATTTCAAATTGGTTCTGATTTCTTGCAGCTTTATCAAAAGCATATATTTTTAATCTCATTAAGTATTCAATTGGTGGCGATTGAGTACCGTCTTTATTAAACATTATTTCTTTTATAGCTTTAGCGCTATTCGCAATAGCTGCTTCTTTAGTCTCAATAAATGGGCAGAGTAAAACTTGAAGTGCGACATAAACCACCTAATTAATTTAAAGGGTTTATGGAGTATATAAAATTGTCATACCATCATCTTAACTTTGAAGATCGTACTGCATTAATGCTTGAGTCAAGAAAAGAAGGCTTTTCAGCCAGAAAATTTGCTGAACTTATTAAAAGACATCCTAGTACGATCTATCGTGAGCTTAAAAGAAATAGCATCAATGACGTTTATCAAGCTCGATATGCTTCTGATAACACTTTTGCTAGACGTAGACGTGGTCACAGAAAACTCAAAATCGATTCAATCCTCTGGAAATTTATTGTTGAAGCGATCCGTTGTTTATGGTCTCCTCAGCAAATAGCAAAGCGTTTAAAGACATTTCCTGATTTGGATCAAACAATGAATGTAAGCCATACAACGATTTATTCAACGATACGAGCATTACCCAAGGGTGAGTTGAAAAAAGACTTATTATCCTGTCTACGTCATGAAAATAAAAAGCGAAAAGCTAACGGTGAACCTAAAAAAGATTCTATATTACAGGATATTAAAACTATTCATGAGCGCCCAGCCGAAGTTCAAGAAAGAAAAATACCGGGTCATTGGGAAGCTGATTTAATTAAAGGTAAAGACAATAAAAGTTCGATAGCAACACTTATTGAACGAAATACACGGCTCTGTATCTTGGCAACATTACCTGATGCAAAGGCAGAATCAGTGCGCAAGGCTTTAACTGAAGCTCTGAAATATTTACCTGCAGAACTGCGTAAAACGTTGACCTATGACCGTGGACGCGAGATGGCAGAACATAAAATACTTGAAGAAGATTTAGGCATAGATGTATATTTCTGTGACCCACATTCACCCTGGCAAAAAGGCACATGCGAAAATATGAATGGTTTAATTAGGCAATATTTACCTAAAGGGATTGATTTAAATCAGGCAGATCAGCATTATTTAAATCAAGTTGCCATGTCACTGAATACTCGTCCTAGAAAAGCGTTAGATTGGCTTACACCATTAGAGAAATTTGCTCAGCTTGTTGATTATCATAAGACTTTTCAAACTGTCGCACCTCATGTTTGAATTCGCCATGAAATGCTCAACTCATTTGAAGCATTGCCAGTTATATGGTTGAGTTGGAAGTGCCCCACATGAACTGCATCGGTTTGGGCATCAAGAAGTGATACATCTACATTATTAGCTAACCAGGCAATTTTATTTGAAGGATCAAAAATTGGAATATTCGCTTGGGCTATCTTACTATTTGCCCGATAAGGGCGAATCTCTATTCCAAAGTGGGCGGCGGAGAGAGTTCCTAAGGCATAAAGTTCTTGATAATGAGAAACTGCTTTATCTACTGTTAAACCAGACCATAAAACTGGATTTCTTCCAAAACGTTCTTTGAACGGATTTAAAACATTACCAAGACTGTTATTAGACGTTTTATTCTGTGTTTCATATTCAAAAAAAGCCATTATTCTTCATCCTCAGTAAATTTACGGCTCTTAGCAATACTTTCAGCTAATGATAATGCTTCCTCATATTTCATACCTGTATCGCGCTCAAGAATGTACGCCATAATATCTACATCTAAATTTGATTCTTTCAATGATGCGATTACTTGTGTTTTAAGTAATGTTGTATTCATTCTTGATTGAGCATTATTGATTTCTTCTGTAGCTGCTGCAGTTTGGTTTGAATAATATTCAACTTGCCAAGGGTAATCTTCAGGCTCAAATTGTTCGTTGTAAGCAAACCCCCAATCCAAGTGAAGAATTTGATTAATCCCTTCGGAAGCTGCTGTTCGAATATCTTGTGACCTACGCATGATTTGTGCAGAAGTATGGAATGCTCCACCTTCTCCTATACCACCAGTTAACATATCAGCCCAACCGACCATGCTTGGATCTAGACCAATTCCACCCATCAGCAAACGGACATTAATCATGAACTGTTCAATATTAATAGGTGAGCTTCGTTGATTCTTGATATCACCCACTGGATTTAGAACTTGTTTTTCATCAAATACCGGAAGCATGTGAAAAGCAGTATTCCAAACTGCTTCTCCACCTGATAAAGCATCACGGACATAAGCCTCATGATTTTTAAGTAAACCTTCTAAACCACGGATATAAGCTTGACGTTGTGCTGGTGGCATTCCCGACATATTTACTGTCAAGAACATCTGATTTACGGTATCTGCAATTTGCTGGCTGTTCATAGATGCCAAAGCAAGGATTACATCATCATAAATGTCTTCAATTTCGTAAAGGAATGAGCCGCCCAAATGCGCAGGTAAGATAGGTAGCTCATCTGGATCATCCCCCTCTAACATTTTCGTGACTAGACCAGTTTCTACAAGCTCATATTGAGCAATATTGCTCATACGGGGCATTTTGAAACGTACCATTTGAATAGTATTCAGTTTGGTAATAGTTTTTTGCCAATTACGAGGATCTAAACAAAAAAAGGCGACAGTCTTACTGCCTTGTTCGAAAGGTTGTATTAATGGTGGATAAGTATACTCATTACATACGAGGTCAATTACACCTTGATCTTTTTTCCCGTAAATACGTGCATAAGAATCACCAAATGAAATTGCATCTCGGGCTAGCTTGCTTAAATACTTATTGATCAGCTTTTCCATCTTTACACGGCGCTCATCTAGTTGTTTTTTTAGTTTTTCAGCTGCTGGTCCATTCGCCTTTTTTAACCGTTCTGCGGGCGTAATAAAGACTTGTTGGCCGCTATAAGAATCTCCGCCTAAGGCTGCAGAAACATGAATCCCCATACCCTCTGCGATAGGTGCAAAGCGTAACATTCTCTCCCATTTAGTAAGAATTTCTTTTCGAGTACGCTTCTTATTGGCTTTGGTTTGGTTAGTCCCAAGTGAAAACGGAGCCATAGTTTCATATAGCTGCGCTGTTGCATCCTGATTAGACGTATCGAATTGCTGATCATATGAATTAACATTTTCACCGAGTAACAACGATAAGAACCGAGAAGACATAACTAAGCCAATATACCTAAATAATTAAGTATTTTGATGACTAATAATTTTTAACTTTTAGATGGGTTCCAAAGTGAATTGGAACCGTACAGATTCCATTATTTAACTGCATGCAATTCTATCTGAACTTATTTTTAATCTGTTCAGAGGACATTCTAATGACTGAAGGTGTGAAAGTTTTTACCCCATTGGATATTGAATTAGCACAAAAAACTACTGACATTGTTAATAGCCAACGTTATAGCAACCGTCCTGAATTCGAAACACTTACCTTAGGCTGGGACCGTAAAACTGGTGCTGTTGCAGTTAATTACACTTTTGAAGAAGTTGAACCTGTACCAGACCAACCCGCATAGTTAGGAAAATACAAAAAGCCCCAAATATTGGGGCTTTTTCTTTTAAGGTTTATATGAAAAATTAAGAGGGAAATTTGCTACATCACATATTAATATCATTCCTTCACTATCAACATTTGTAAAGGCAGTTCTTCTCATATCAGCTGTATCACCGCCATCTTGGGGTATCCAGTTAATCTTAATTTCTGTTCCACTCACCCATGCACACTCAAATAGTCTGACTTCAGTAGTAAGAGTTTGAATCATCACCGATCTAGGAGAAGGTATACAATAAGCATGATTAGCTGTGAGACCTGTATTTGAAGTCGTATAAGTTCCATTTACTTCACTTCCAATTAATAAAGGTGGTTTATCCTTTGGAATACTTACAACTTTTTTGATATTAAGAATATTCCACGTAGAATCAAATAATAAGTTTGATTGAGCTGTCCCATTTCCATCAAATATTTGAATTCCTAGATTCCCTGGCGCTTTAGCAACTCTTGCAAATAAATAATATTGGATGTCACCCGTACCCGCACTCAAGTTCCACCACTTAAGAACTGATACCCCAGTTGAAAAAGGTAAACAACACACTCGTCCATTATCTGTTTTATTTCTGATAAACAATAAAGGTGAATCATAAACAAAACCTTCAGGTACGCTAACTGTAGCTACACTAACGCGTTGAGTCCCTGGAACATCTATAGTACGGAAGTCTGAATCCCCTAATTGTCCAGATTTTATTAATGAGAATGCTCGGCTTTCTGATGATATTTGAACTTTGCCTTCAGCATAATATGATTCGAAACCGATACTCATTAGAAGAATCCAACATGCACTAGAAAACCACCAACAATAAAATCACCATAATCGCCTGTATAAGCTGAACCATTCATATTAAATGACCAAGTGACAGTATTTCCATTGACAATAAAATCAGGTCTTTGCGGGCTATACTCTCCGTAAACATTATTTTTATTTAAGATAGCTCCCGTTATCATATGTCTAACTTGAATGTTGGGATCATCTTTACCTGTTGCTATAGGAATAAAGATAGCTTGTCCAAGATTTAAACTTTGGTGACTGAAAGTACCTGTAACCTTTGCTGGTGTATTAGGATCGAAACCCGCTCCCCATCCAACTTGGTTTGTTAAATACATATCGATATAAAAAGTTGTAAACATATTCACAGATCTGTCAGTGAAATCTAAAACTATAATTTCATTTTCATCTAGGATCTGTAACCCTTGTGGCATATAAATCACCTTTAAATTTGGGCTAGATAACTAGCCCTATTTCTTACCAAAATCCTATCCGAACTCTGACTTTATTATTGTCGTCATACACTTCAATTTTTCCTCCGGTTTGTACAGTTCTTATTCCTGTCGGTTTTGAAGGATCCTTATAAGTGATTAGAGTTCCAAGTTCACCAGTAATCGCGCTCAACTTATCTACATTGAACAATTCAGCAGTAAGTGATTTAGCTTTAAAGTTTGCAGCAGTCAAATTCTTAATGAATACATCACTATTCATAATGACTTGATTGTCTTGGATTATGAACGGCATGTACTTAGTTGAAGATGTACCGGTTGTGAAGAAAATTCTATCCGCTTGAAAACCTATCGAACTGATAACGGTTCCATTCGTTTGCTCACTGACCATAGACATGCCAGAAAACACACCGTTATTATCCATGCCCATTACGTATTTACCTTTCACACCATCAATCAAGTCAGCTTGTGATTTAAGCTTGATAGCATTTTGGCCGTAAACAGAAACTAAGGTTTGTAATGCGCCAGCATATGCACCCACATCAGTTGTATAGGTGGTTTTAAAGTTCTCAAAATCTGCAATGTTGTCTGCATCTTCAATATCAATAAAGTCTAGATCCACCTCACCAGCTTTTCCTGAATAGTTACCGATGATCATTGGAGAAAAGAAAGCAGCTTTATTTGCAAATGTTTTTGGACTTAGTAGAGTGCCGGCACCTGCACTTGCACCAGCAGATCTACCTTTGAAATATGCAGTTCCAGTTATCCAAGTTCCAAGCGCTGGAGCGGTACCAGCAACAAGATAATGACTCGATCCAATATCATTAATTTCGGTGTTGTCTTGAGCCACATATTTAGTTTTAGTGGCGTTCTGACAAGTTGCCCCTACGTATACAACCCCCGTACCACTAACCCGGCGGAATCTATACTTCACTCGATAGTATTTGTTGTCATCGATTGGCAAAGAAGCAAACCAATTTAACCAAGCTTCATCATTTCCAACGTTATTACCTATTCTTAGTGCATATCCCCCACGGCAAGTTGCATCGGCCACTAAATTAAGCTCAGGTTTATTTCCACTTGGGGTTTTTACTAGCCAATCTTTTTGCCACGTATCTAGTACTGAAGCCATGATCTTTTGACCATTTGCAGAATACAGAGCAGACATTCTTTCAGTTGAAGATGCGATTGCTTCATTCGTCTTGGTAGACGTCATGTAATCACGCTCTAATGTCGCTTTTGTAGTTGATGCTAAGTCTTTTGCAGAATCGGCAATCTCTTTTGCCTTTTCAGATATTGCTCTTACCAGTGCTTGACGTGCATTGTGAACATTAGCAAAGTTAGTAATAAACTGATTTCGATCAATCGTACTGGTTACATTCATATTGGCAAACAAAGAAGCCAGATATGTATTTAAAGTACTAAAAGCAGTTGCATAAGCAGCTGAAGATATACCATAAGTGACAGCCTCAGCTCGTAAGCTAGCATCAGTTTGATAAAGAGTATCCCACACCAATTTCGCCTGTTTTTTCTCAACGGGTGTAAGTTTATTATCAGCTGCAATATCACTTAACTGAGCCATTGGAATATCAACTTTGGCTTGAGAACCTGCAGTCGTTTCCATCATTGAAGTGACAGTAAACGGCGTTACTGACTTATAAGCCGATAAATCCGTTTCAATAGCCGCTGACCATCCTTCTTTAAAGTTATCTGGCGGGTTTGTATGAGTAATTGTTGCTGACTCAACCGTAATAGCTGGGTAAGACCAAGCATCTTTTTTGGTAATTAAGATGCACACTTTATTATTGCTATCTAAAGCTAAAGCCAAACCTTTAGTCGTAGTATTACTTTCATCTAAGGTGATACCAAAAGAACGCGAAGTCATATTTGGATAAAATGGTACTGTTGACGTATATGCATAGAATGCCAAGTCCAAATCAAAAATATTGTCTTCTTTGTTGTTGTAGTTATAACCTGAGATTTTAACTTTAGTCATGAAGGCACCAATTGTAATTGGTGTCTTAATTACAAGAGTTCCCGTAGTCGTGATTGGTTGACGCCAAGTCAAAGGCTTCACGAAAATTTTGCCTCCACCTGAACCCAGTGGCTGAACGCTCATTGCATTAGTATATTCTGAGGTAATTTTCTGTGAGGATGCAGCAATAGCTCGCTCAACATTGGTATTTGTCATATCCGCATTCAGAATATAAGCGCCGTTTTTACTGTCTAACTTTGAAGACATCTCCGAAAGTTTGGCCGCCCATGTTTCTTTGAAATTGGTTAATGTTGAAATAGAGTCTGTAGCTGTAGAAACAAAATCTTGTAATGTCGGGTCAGCTGAAGCGTAATCAGTAACGTCATATTGCTCAATTTGAGCTAAGGTCCAAACTAAAGGTGCAGTTGCAGTTGGTGTAGATCCGCCAGCTACATAAACATGTCCTGAGTAAGTAATTGAACCTGTGGCACCGCATTTAATCATCCGAATATAAGTTTCGAATTTTCCTGTACCCTCAGTACTTCCAATAAATCTATCAATTGCACCAGTACCCATAGCGTTACCAGCATTCACTAGCTTATATCCAATGGGCAATTTAATGAGGTATTTAATAACGAAGACCGCATTTGCTCGGCCATTCACGGCCTGATAAAAACCACCCCATGTAGGATTAGCAGCTCCAATGGTTTTGATTTCCAGCTCATGTGTTGATGTAGTCGGGTTATCCGCACTTTTTGCAACACGTGTAACAGCTACATTCCCATTGCCAGCATTGTTATATACACCTACTGCATTATTACCCTTCTTAAAGTTCACGTCTCCTTGCACCAACTTGCCGTTAGTAATCATCATCGCCAGCATTGTTGTGTTTTCTAATGCCGAGCCAAGATTGTTAGTACTTGTTTGTAACTGCGAAATTTCAGTATTTTTAAGAGTTGCAAGATCTTGTGAAGTTTGATCAGCTGTAGCTTTTGTTGTTTTCACTACTGTAGATAATCCACCAGGTACACCAGCATCATATTGTTGAATTTGCTGGGCAATAACACCTTTGTTTGCATCTGCTTTGATAAAGGTATCTTCTACAAACTGTGCATTTTGCTTAAGAGAGGATCTAAAACCGCCTTTAAAATTCGGTGCAGAATTACCACGGCTGATAAACATATTAGTTATCGTAAAAGTTCCACCTGACGGTGCATTATCAAAGCGCAGCCCTAATGGAATTGCTTCAAATGCAGTTGCTTTTACATCAGAAGGGAAAATACCGGTCAATTCAATTTCACCACTAGCAGCAACTATAAATGAAGGTAATCCAATGCTATAAGTTGCTCCATGGAATTGAATGCTACAAGTCGCTCCAACCAAACCAGCTGCAGCGGTATATTTGATTCTTGCAACAACTGGATCACCTTTATCTATGGGAATTTCTTTATGTTTGTATTGAAGTTCCCAAACAGCAACTGTTCTATTGGTACCAGTGGTGATACTTAAATTTTTAGTATCATCACCTAGTAAAATCCAGTTTTCTTCTGAATAACGTAAGGTATCTAATTGTGCTTTGAAGACTTTAATTTCTTCTGCAAAGACTTCTTTAGCATCAGATCGAGTAATTTTTTCTTGAAGTATTTGAGCGTGGTTTTCTAACACCTTTTGTAAGTTACCACTGTTATTTGCCAAACCAATCGGAATACCACTTACGACCTGAACGGCAAGCATGATTTGTTTGGCTCCATTTGGGCCCATATCAGGTGTTGAATGTAATTCGATACCTCTCCCCGAGCCAATTCCTTTTTGACCTACTAATATGTATGCATCACGGCCAGTAATTTGATCAATTGTAAATGGATTTGCCCCAAGTGAGATTAAGGCATTTTTAACAGTAGCAATATTTACTCCGATACTGTCGTAGTTGGTCACAATAACAAATGTGTCATTCGGAATCGCGGCGATAGCATTACTCATCGCCGTTGCATTCGCGATAGCAGCATATGTATCGTATCGAGTTGAAGAAGCAATTGACCCATCAGCAGCTAAAACATGAACTGAGAATCCGCGAGCTGAAGCTACGGATTTGATTTCACCTTTAAGGTTTTTTATCCCTGTGAAAAAGCCATTCCAACCACATGAGTAGACACGATAATTGAAAACTTGACCAAGATCTTGATTAAGTTGTTTATAATTTGACTCTAAGTTCGAAATTGACTGTGTTGTATTTTGCTGGTTGTCGCTAATTGTTGAGTTAATTTCTTGAAACTTACCGTCAGCAGATAATTTATTATTATCGACCGCAGATTTTAAAGTTACATAATTTTCAGAAATAGATGCAATTTGTTCACCATTCTTTTTAACATCTGCCTTGGTACCTTCAATTGCAGTCGCATTAGCCTCTAACCCTTTTTCAAGTTCACGAGGATTTTTTCTAAAACCAGTTGCTAACTCACCTTTTTCAATTTGAACTTCACGAATTAAAAAATCAGGTGCAAATCCAATTTGAGCATACAGAATTACATTAATATATTGTAAATCAACAACATTTGTATCAAATGTATAAGTACATAATACTTCTTTATCTGTCGAAATATTATTCCATGTTGTGCCAATTTGGTTGTTGCTGCCTGCAGCATCACGACGGTGAATGATTAGGAAAATTTGTGTTTGTGCAGTCGTTAATGATTTAGCTTTGAACGACAACGTGTATTTCTGGTTGCATTCTAGACCTTCAGCTAAAGTAATCGTCTCAACAAAGCCTTTAAAATTTGTAGCTGTATTGGTTGATTTAAAATGCCCCCAAGTAATCCCATTTGAGTCCTTATAAACTTCTAATAAGCTACCTGCTACTGCTGCATTTTGACGCCAATTTGAAATTTCAAGAGGCTTAGAAAAATCACCATTTTTAATAATATTATCGCCCCCGCTAGTAGAAATAGCGGCTTTGATGATTTTACTTTCCTCTGCTATCGCTTGGTTCGTTTCAGTTTTCGTGTAACGAGTACTATCAAGAGTTGCTGAACTATTAGTCCATAGATCACCAAATTTCTGACGGAATTTGGCTTCAAGAGACTCAGTAGCAGCGGAGATTGCTTTAGTCGTATCTGACTTACTTGAGTAATCAACAAGAATAGAAGACTTAACAATTGTGCTGTCTACATCTGACTCATTTAGAACTGGTGTAATTTTATATGCTTGTGCTTCCCACCAACCCGCATTTCCAGTATGACCTAAAGCAATACCTAACTGAATTTGCGGATATGTATCAGCAACTGAAGTCATGTTGATGACTTTTGAAATAAGAGTCCAAGTCTCATTTGCTGGGATTTCAGCAATTGGAACACTTACACTAGTATAATTTGCTGTTGAAAATACCCCATCATTTTTTGCACGACCAATTGGAATGTAACAAAGACCATTTGAATCGGAGCTACGACGAACAAGGAAACTCACAATATATGTTCGTGTATTTGGTAGTGATTGTTTATTGTAATTAAAACAGTTAACTGGATTTGAAGTATCCTTTCTGAAAACTGTATTACCTATTTTCCCAGTTGTTGTAGTTTTAAAATACTGAGACATGTCATAACCGTAATGGCTATACCACATGTCAGGATTCTTACAGTTATAATCGCCTGCCAATGAATCACTGTCATTTGCCGATTTCAGTGCTTCATCCAATTTAGTCAGTGAAGTATTAAACGTCTTTGTTTGTGAAGATGTAACTTCATCTAATTTTGCATTTGTAGCGTAGTTATTTAGAGCTTGAGCAGTGTTAAAGATATTCTTCTCTACATCTGTCATACCAACTTCAAGCTTAGATGTGCGCTGTGCTAATGCATCCCTTTCAGTCACATATGTTTGCTTAAACTCGGTGAGATTAGCAGATACTTGATCAAAAGCTGCATTAAAGTCATATGGGCTAGCAATCCAACTATCTGTAGTTATTAACTCCCCTTTGACTAATACAGCCCAGTAAACTGTACCAATAGAACCTTGTGCTGCACTTGGCCTATTAAGCATGTAGAAATTGACGTACTTTCCTAAACCACTGCTGTTTTTAGTAAAAGTAATTTTACTTACTACTTTACCATTACTATTTGTAAGTGATTGAACAACCTGCTGTCCACCACCTACATAAGCACCTAATGTAGAGTTTGTATCAGAATTATTTCGCTTATGTTCTGCACACCATAACAATGTATATTTTGCACCTACCTCCCAATCTTCCCCCATTTTATAAAGTACATGAGGATACGAAACTCCATCATAGGTACCAATTACATTCGAATTAATTAAAAGATTAGTACCTGCTGGTGCTGATTTACTTAAGTTCGCAGACAAGGTATTTGCCTGTTCAGTTACAGCCTTAATCTGTCCAGCTTGTTCAGTTACCTTTGAATTTGTTGTTTCAAGTGCTTCACTTGAGGCTTTTTTTCCTACTTCAGTGTTAGTCAAAGTTAGATCATTTCTAAGCTTAGAAATATCTATACTTTGAGAAGATAAAGTATCGCCATTCTTCTTCACTTCAGCTTGAGTGACTTTAATTGCTTCCGCATTAGCATTTAAAGAGCTTTGAGTATCACGTGGGCTTGGGCTCCATGCAGTAGCCTTATTGCCTGCTTCGATCTGTAATTTTTGAATCGTTGGAATTCGACCAGAACCATATGTTCCATAAAACTCAATTGTTGATTCGGTAGTACTTCCAGTGTGTACTTTGGGAGATACTGTAACTGCAAATCTTTGAAACTCATTTGCTTTTGTTACAGTAACTGAAGTTGTAAAGTAATGAGCAGATCCATTTGAAGAGTAAACTTGTACTGTTCCAGCAACGGGCACACTCACGTCAAAAGAAATAGTAACCGGCTTATCTAAATTTTCGTCATAAAAAGCTTTGAGCTCTTTACTTCGTTCATACATTAAGTATTCACGACTAGTTGATGCTGTTGAGCTTCTTGGCGCTTCTGAATTAGCTACCGCATTAACCCCACCAATTTTAATATTATCTACGGCAGCTGTGATATCAGTAGCCACACGTCCCATGGCGCTATCAAGATCACTCTTTGTAGCTGTTTTCAATAATGCTTGAGCGTTGCTCTGAATACCTGTTTCAGCATTCTGCATTCTAGATTCAAGCTTACTGGTCCGTTCTGCTTCAGCCTCAGTTCTATTAGTAGCAGTTTTGAATAAATCATTTGCGGTTGCTGTTGCATCATTTGCTGAAGCTAAAGAGTTGTTATCTTCAACTATAATGTAGTTAAGCTGACTTATACCTGGTTGAGCTGCATAATTACCAATAAACATTGGGGCATAAAATTCAGCTTGTGCTGGGAAAGTACGCGGATTATCAATTGTTCCAAGTCCCGTAGCTGCACCTGTAGATTTTCCTTTCAGGTAAAGTACAACTTCTTGCCATTCACCTAAATTTGGTTTAACTGCAGACAACAAGTAATTTGATGAGCCCATGTCTGCAGCAAGATTATTTGTAGTTGTTACATACTTAGTTTGATCTGCTGTTTTACATGCAACACCTAAATAAATACTTCCATTTTCACCAGCAACACGACGGAAACGTGCACGCACCCGATAAAGCGTATCTGGATTAATTTTTACTAAATCTTTCCAATGAACCCAAGCTTCATCATTGCCAGCATTATTACCAAGCTCAAGAATATAACCGCCAAATGCATCAGAATCTTGAAGTACTTTAGCTTCACCTGTAGCTCGCCAAGTTGACCAGTCATCAATTCCTTTTGCTGTTACTACTGCCCTCACACCAGTAGTCACTTGAGTTTGAGACTTGAGACTTAATAAATTTTGAGAAAGTGCTTCAGTCGCTTTTACCGCTGTTGTACCAGTTTGCTGCGCTTCGGCTGCATTATCGAAAGCTAGTTTAGCAATATCATCAGTAGTTTTAAGTGAAGAAGAAAGGCCAGATATTTTAGTGTTTGTATTACTTTCTAAGGTAGATACACTTTTTTGGACATCTAAAATCTGACCTTGTACCTTCAAATTTTCTTTCGAGATACTTGTATCAAGTTCTGTAAATTTCGTCGTGGTAGACTGTTCAAATTCAGCTAGTGACTCAGTAACTTCTAGAATATTTGAATTCGACTGACGATCTGCTTCTTCCAGAGCTGCTTTTGTTTGGTCGATACGTAATGATAAGGCTTTATCCCCATCAGAAACTGACTGTGTAATAGTAGCTAAATCAGACGTTGTTTTAGTCTTATTTGAATTATAGTCAGTCTTTAATTCTTCAAGTTTTTTAGCTTCTGAAACCAGCTTCTCATCAACAAGTTTTACAGATGATTCAACCTTTTCGATATATGAGGCATTACCAGTAATTTGATCACGCCATGCTTTAGGAATGGTGTCATTTAGTGCTGTAATGTCCCAAACCTCATAATCAGCAAGGATTACATCAACTGGGCTTGAAGTGCTTGGTAAAGGTGGATTAGTGCCAGCTACAACACGGAAATGCCCATGAATAGCTGCTGGTGCATCATAGCCACACTGAACAACAGAGTAATAAACCTCAAACTTGCCTGTACCTTGAGCCTGTAAATTATTTTGTGTAAGTTCCATTTTTTATAAATGATCTTTTAATCGATCATCGAACTGAATCGTAAACCAATTCATTGCTAAACGCCAATTTTGAATTGGCATCGTCCATTTCTTCGCAGCATTTGATGTTGCTAAGTAAATGACCTTCTTTACTGAGTCATCAGATGAAAAGATTTTCCTTTTCTTCGTTGAATGGCGTATTACGCTATTCAACGACTCAATCGCATTTGTTGTATAAATAGCATGACGTATTTCGGCTGGATAGCTAAAGATCGTTCGGATATTTTCCCAATTGGCCCGCCAGGATTCTCCAATTTTGGGATACTGGTGATTCCATTGATCACAGAAGATGTCTAGGGACTTTAAAGCATTTTCCTCTGTACTTGCCTGATAAATCGCTTTCAGACCCGACGTAACAGCCTTGTAGTCTTTCCAGCTTACAAATCTCAGGCTATTGCGTACAACATGCACAATACACAGTTGAATATCAGTATGAGGGTAAACAGAGGCTATCGCGTCAGGAAAGCCTTTTAATCCATCTACACAGGCAACAAGAATGTCCTGTACTCCTCGATTTTTTAGCTCTGTCATGACTGACAGCCAGAATTTGGCACCTTCTGTCTGAGCAATCCACATACCCAGTAATTCTTTTTGCCCATCCATATTGATGCCTAAAGCAAGGTATACGGACTTGTTAATCACATTGGAGTGCTGACGGACTTTGACAACAATACAGTCAAGATAGACAACAGGATAAAGGCTATCTAAGGCTCTATTTTGCCACTCAGTCACTTGCTCAATCACAGCATCGGTAACTTTGCTGATGAGAGATGCTGACACATCGGCATCGTACATTTCTTTGAAGAAGGCTACAATTTCCCTATTAGTCATTCCTTTTGCATACAGTGAGAGGATTTGGTCATCCATACTGGTGATGCGTGTTTGGTGCTTTTTGATAATTTGTGGCTCAAATGAACCTTCTCGATCACGGGGAATATCTAAAGCCAGTTGTCCATCTTGAGTTGTAATGGTTTTAGAACTAAACCCATTACGGCTATTTGAGCCTTTCTTGGGCTGATGCTTTTCATAACCGAGATGGTCTGAAAGTTCAGTATTGAGTGCAGTTTCAATCATGAATTTTTTAAAGACTGCTGTCATTTGGTTTAAGTCTTCTGGTGTTTTTAGACCTTTAGCCAATTCGGCAGCCATACTTTTGATTGTTGCTTCATCCATGTGAAGTACCTTTTGTAATTATCCTCTGAAGGATAAATGAAAATTAAGTACTTACACAAAATTTAGAACAGTCCCTGTACCTTCTTTATTTCCAAGTACTCGTAAATACCCACCCGTACCTGTAGCATTGCCAACTGGTAATAAATAAGTCCCTTTTGGCATTTTAATAATTTGTTTTATTAAAAAGGTTTTATTAGGCGCAGCTACAAGTGTAGGAACAGTTGGATACCAACCACCACCTAAAGATGATGTAGATCTTAAAAGCATCTCATGGGTACTATTTACGGGGTTATCCGTAGATTTGGCTTGTCGAGTTAGTGTTGAGCCTGCTGGTACCACATAGGCACTTAATCCTCCATTCCCAGATAGAAATGTAGGATCGTCACGTAAAGGCTTACCAAGTGATTGCATTCGCGCTAACTCGGTAGCATTTAACAAACTTGCATTTGTGGTATCTAAACTTGCTTGAATTTGATCAGTCTTTTCAGCAACAGACTTACCAAGATCAACTACTGTACGTTCAACATTATTAATTGCAGCTTTGTTATCACCAATTTGAGACTGAGCAGTACTAATTTGTTCAGTTATAGCTTTATCTTTTGCTGCAAGAGTTTTAATTTCTTCTGAGATTAAGGCGTTTGATTTTCCCAATTCAGTTTGCATTTCAGCAAACTTAAGCTCAAAGCTTTGAGTTAATGCCTCTTTATCATTTGCACGTGCTTCAGCTTCAGCTAGAAAGCCCGAATCGACTTTCTTATTAAGGTCAACATACTGGGCTGCAACTTGATCTACTTTTTTAACTGCAGCTTCAGTTTGGCTCACAATAGGTTCAATTTTTTGATTAATGAGAGTATTAGTTTCTTCACCTAATGCTAATTTAGCATCATCAATCATTTGACCTGCTTTAACTAAGTTTTGATCAATATCTTGTTTTAAAGCGGCTTTTGTTCGGTCTATTACAATAAGAGTTTCAGCTGCTTGCTTATTTCGGTCTAGAACTTCTTGATCTGCAACTTTTTTTGCGTTTTCAGCTAATATGCGAATTTCATCTGCATCACTTCTAACATCATCAATAATTGAATCAGTTTCTCTTTTGATAAAACCAATTTTGTCATCAAGTTCTTTCTCAGCTCGAATAGCCCGTTGTTGAGCATCAGCAACCAACGCCTCATTCGCTTGAATTGATTGATCAATACGTTGATTTGCTTCATCCAAACGAATATTTGCATCACTTACATGCTGCTCAACAATCTGTTTTGTATCGATAATTTCTTGATCAATATAAGCCCGAATTTCATCAACTTTACTTTGTGCTATCTGACCTACTTCTTTTACTTGGTCATGAATTTTTTGCACTTCTTCATCAATGTGATTAATACCTTCTTCAAGCAATTTGAAGGCATCAGAGTCTTTAATATTATCTATTAACTCTTCTACTTCTTTTATTTTTTCATCAATTTCTTGGCTTACTTGGTCTTTATTTTCATCAATTTTTTCGCCTTGTTCTTTTAACTCCTCCTTTAAACCCTCTAACTTATCAAGAGCATCTTTTAATGCACCATCAATTGCCTTAGGGTCAATAGGTACACCTGCAACAGTAAGAGTTGTACCAACAGCCATGCTTCCCGCAACAGAACTATTGCCAGCCACTGAAGTATTACCCACTACAGTGCTATTTCCCGTTAATGTGCTATTACCAGTTTGTTGTGTATTAGCTTGTACATTCATCAACGGTGTTTTGATCGAAACTGTTGTACCAGAATTTACTTTTAAATTTTCTTTAGAGATAAATTCAATATTGTCTTGTCGAATACGGCGCACACCTACAATCGCGCCGTCTCCATGACTGACATAACTATGGATTACTGGACGTTCTTCATTGCCATTTTCGAAAAAGACATAGACGTCTTCCCCATCTACAATTTGAATTTCTGTATCTAAATCACTATCACCGACTGGATAGGCAAAAGTTGCTGTAATGCCTTCACTCGCGCCATCTGTTAAACCATGAATGTGTACTTGTGCAGTACGACCTTTTGCGTTGTAACTTAAAATCTTTGCACGTTTTAAACCATTCATATATTTGACCTACAAATTAGCAATCCAGAACTTTGATGAAGTCCCCATTGATCCCCCGATTGCGCCTGTATCTATATGATGTGCAGCTGTTAAAACGATATACTTCTTACTATCAATTTCGAATATATCGCCCGCATTCCAATTCAAATTTAGCGGCCTGATTATGGTTCCCCGCAAGATCAAAACTTTTTCTAAGTTTTTAACTTGTCGGGCATCTAAACCAGCTCTTTGCGTAACAGTGTGGCCTGGGGTTATTGAGTCATCACCAACAACCGTTGAACCGTTATTCTCCACGGTCACGAAAGATGATTTTTGCATCAGTTCCAAAGGTTTACTGGATATCCAAACGACACTGCTAGGATCTAGTTTTGTGACTGGTTCCTTTTTGAAAAAAGAATCAATTTTTTGAGCAGACACTTTATTATTTTGAAAGCAAATTACTGCCGCTTCTTGCTGAAGATAATGAGCCAAGCGCTGTGTAGGCATACTACCCTTTAAACAAACAAATTTAGGCAAAGGTAAATCACTGCCCAGACTGATCGTTGCACCACAAGCTCGAATTACAGAATTAAAAGAAGTTTCATTACTAATAACTGCTTGCTTTGAATATTCGATAAGTCTTTTACAACCAGCCAAAATACCAATACATGAGATGCCACCTACTCGCCGATCTTGTTTAATAGTCTGAGTTTTTAGTGGGGTAACTTTGATAAGTTCGAAAGGATGAGATATGTCATTTACAGTAAGTTGCTCCCCTTCTTTTAAAAGGGAGTCTAATTCAGTAGTAGATTGAACTGTGAACTCAATGGATGCGGGAATAGGTACGAGATCAGTTCTTAAAGTTGCACTAATCAGCTCAGACGCTGGAATAATTTTACCTGCAGATACAATGGTGATTTGCATTAATGGTTCCCCAAGTTAAAATTAAAACTCATTGGGGCCATACAAAACGCAAGTTTAGGCAAAGCGTCTTTCTTTTCATTATAGTTCTGTTGAGCTTCTGATACAGATAGCCCATAACTCTCGACTCCGAGCCCACGAGTAGCTTCAACCAATCTAGCTTGCAAAAGATCACAGTGAGCTTTAACTAAAGGTTGGATGATTACGTACTCATCACCACTAAGTTCGATAGTTTCATTCAGTTCAATACTCGTGGTAGCTTTAGTTTGACAATCTAAAACAGCCCATCCGGCATAATATTTTGTCTCATCTAAAAATGCTTTCACGATATCATCAAGCAAAATTGAATAGCCAGATAATTGATATTCTTTATAGAGTTCTTCTGAAAGTTGCTGGATAGAACCAGCAACTACAGCAAACCCTTCAGATTCAGGTAATAACTTCATAGCCATTACCCAAATAGATTGCCCAGTTGGCGACCAACGCCTTGCACAGCATTTGCAAGATTAGTTGCTTGTTGAGCAGTATTGATCACTTGCTGAACTCGATTAACAAGCTCAGCTGTACCATCAATTTCTTTTTTACCCGGCTGAATACTGCCGTTGGTACCAATGTTTGCGAAGCTACCAAAGTAGTTATAGTCGATTGGGCAAGAGACAGTCATAACTTGAGATCGGCTATCTGAATCATATTCAGCTGACTCAAAGCGAATAGCACAGTTTTCAAGTGCATAAGAACGGGTAAAACTACCTAAACGACCATCATAGTAATCACCATGGATGATTCCACCACTAGCTACGACATATTCAGCTAATAATTGATCATGCCCTGCTTCAGTTACTAGGATTTGAAGGTTGCCTGTGTAATGGGTTTTCGGGGGACCAGCAACAATTCCAGTAAAACCACCCGCATATTGAACTTCTGCTGGATCTTCATTACTCACAATTGGCCGTGGGCAACTTTTAAATAAGAAGCGAAGGTCTTCCATGCCACGAGGAACAAACATCCCCTGACACGCTAATAAGGGTGAACCAAGTTGCTGTAGAGCAATGTAATCTTGTTTAAGCTGATTTAGTAAAATCGGATTAGATTGTTGCATATTTCTGATGCTCAATAGCTTTAATATGCCCCAAGATTAAAAGGTTATATCCACTTAAAATTTGATTGGTTCCATAAAAAAAGCCACCCTAAAAGGTAGCTTTTTAAATCTGCTTTTTATCCAATATTTGGTGGTACTCGCAGAACCTGTAATGAAGGTACACCCCGATCTAGCGCATCTTGGACACAACGATAATCAGGATTATTTGGTTCATAACCAAGTTCACCACGGATATTACCCTTATGTATTGTCATCGGTGCATCAAAACGCCCACGCATAAAACGACCAATAATAATTGTGTCAGTTAATGATTGATTGGTCTTTGTTTCTGTTTTATCAGTTTTTTTCTGATATTGAATACCAGGCGCTTCACCTATGATTTGAGTTGTATTCATGAGTATTTCCTTAATTAAATGGATTATAGGTAAAGCCAAAAATGACCTTACCTATGAGTAATTAGTAAATACCTAAGCGTTTACCTTTTTTGAATGAACGTAAACGCTTGTTGATTGCATTCGCAGTAAAAGCATGAAGTCGAGCTTTTTTCATACCAGCTTTTTGTGCTGCAGTTAAACGGACCTTTTGACCAGGTAATCGTTTATTCACAACGGTTTTGACACCTTGACGAATAGCCAACACACCACGGTAGTGAATTTTTCGTCCATTTACTTTCCGTTGGCTAAATGCTCCATTTCGAGCTTTAATTTTTTTAGCCATTGAATCGAAACCTTCTTCAGTTTCATCCGCTTCACCGAAAATAAACTCTCGAACGAGTTCTTCAAGTTCTGGGCCATCGTCTGGCATATTAGCAAGAACTGTATTGGCTGCTGCTTCTAACGCCGCGTCAGCAACTTCTGTATCATCACTAAAGATCTCTTCAATATCAGAAGCATCAACGCCGAATGTTAAGAAAGCATCGGACAGAGATGCCATTAAAGCGCTTTCAAAGATGCCTTCTTCATCATCTGCACCATCTAATGCATCGACAATTAATGCGTCTAAATGATCAACGCCCAGTTCACCTTCTTCAAGCTTACCTTCACTGATTGTATCTACCGTATCGGATAGAATGTTCAGAGCAATTTGTCGTACTTGTTCAATCACAGATTGCTGTTCTCGATCAGTACTTGAAACCTTACTTACAACGGTAGAAATATTCTCCGCTGCTGAATCAAAAGCACGTAAAGTTAATGGTTTTTCAGTAGTGGGTCCAAATGGATTCATCTTGATAGATCCTTAATAAAATTATTTAACTAAAACGTCGTCATCAAAAATTGCGGCACGAGTTGTACCAACAACTCCATGGGCTAAATAAAGTCGTACACGCTCATATGGATAGTCTTTGTCAGGTATTAAACTGAACTCAAAAGGTTTACCCCCTAGATCTTCAGCCGGTTGCAACCAACCGGTTGTTTCACTAGAAGCACCTTCTAAAAACTCTTGGATGTCATCACCAGCTTTTTTGATATAGTCCGGTGTAGCTTGGAACATATAAGTCCGTAGGATCTCGATACATTTATTCGTAACTCGAGCCGAAATCTCCGCGGCCGGAACTAAACGCAAAGCACTATTTTTGCTTTGGTATTGGGTAAGCACATCACTTAATACAAATAATGTAGTTTCAAACTTAACTGGGCGAACTACATTTACTTTAGCCTTAGCCAACATTTCTTGAGTCTGTTCATCTTCAAGATCAATATTCGGCATCTGGCTTAAGTTTTTTGCTGTAAATGGATAATCTTTCCAAGCTACTGCATTTTTTAACGGCGCAAAGCCTTGTTTATTTAACTTTGCGTTACGTAATAATTTATCGCCGATGTAATGGCCCAAATAATAAGCTGGGACCTTACGCCCTCTTAGTGTGACAGCACTAGATGGACGGCATAGGTTCGGACTCCAAATGAATTGAACAAACTGTGATTGTGCATCTACGCTTGTCGCAAATTGAGCTGCTTGCTCAGCTGTAAAAGTTGGGTTGATTTCAGCATCCAAAGGAATACGTAACTTTGTAGCTGCACGTTGTGCCGCAACATAAATTGGTAAATCATGAGGATTTGGTAAAGTCAGATATGCTGGTGTACTTAATTGACTCGTCAGAATCTTATATAGTTCATCTGGATTAAATGATGGTAATGATTCATCTTCCAATGCCAATGTTTTTGAAGCACGACCTAAGCTATTTGATTCGTTATAAGCATTTGATTTGAGGATTGCTTGTAACGCATCAATACCTAACGATAAATCAAAACGCTCAAAATATTCTTTCGAATCAGCTACAGCGACAATAGAAGCAGAATTTTCAATGTCTCCATCTACTAATCCCTGAACAGTAACAATTTGATCACCTGTTACCGCATCACGTATTTCCAAACGCATAGAAATATCTGCAGGTCCGCGTGGGCTAGTTACTTTCGCAAAAAAGGCCACATTAATTTCTGCACTTGCAAGATAACTGTATGTATCAAATTCCAATTTGAGTGATGGGCTGGCCCCTGCTACAAGGGATAGCTCACCTGTACTTGATAGAGCAAGTATATTCATTACATTACACGCCCAAGGCTATTTGTTTTAAGTATTTTGAGCCGTTGGCGTTTTTGATTTTCTGGCTAGTTCCAATGTAAAAAAACCACTCGAAAGTGGTTTTTCATTTCCTAAATTTTATAATCCGCTAGCAGGTTCTGTAGGCTCTTCTGCCTCAGTAGGTACAATTTGAAGTACATTACCTTTCAAGCTATTAATTTGATCAAGGTTATCTAGCAATTGTTTATGAGCTTCGTCACCGATCAAAGTGAATGTAAGCTTTTGACCAGCTTGTACCAAAACTTGTGTAAATGGTTCGGTAATGTCACTTAAACCGTTATTTTGAAGTGTAATACTTCGTTCAGTAGGTTGATCACCTACAGCATCCATAATTGGGTTCGTGCCATCAATAATGAAAATAGTCATCTTGTTACTCAACAGTTAGATTCTTACCAAGCCCCTTCAACTGACGTAAGTTTTCCAGTACTTGATGTTTAAATGTTTGGTTATGACACGTAATACTTGCTGTTTTACCTGCCTCAATAGCAACACGTGATAACGGTTCTAAAACAGTTGAAAATCCGTTATTAGTCACATTAATAACTAGTGGATCTACATTACTAATGCTAGAACCAGTTAGATTTTCCACACTTTGATGTTCGGCTTTGGGAATATCAGTTTGTTGAGGATTATTTGCAACAAACCCTAACTCATCAACATTCCAACTAATTTTAGAATCAAGATCATTTGAAGGTTTTACAGCATCATTCGATGATTCAGTTAAGTTTCCATCATCTTTATTTTTGGACACTTCATTATCTGAAACACTATTTTTCAAATCAGTAGGTTTCGAATCATCATCTTGAGATGCGCCGTTTTCAGGACCTTGGCTATTTAATAAATCACCTTGATCTGAAGCTTTTTCATCACCAGATTGAGTATTTTGTGTCTCAGTAGATTTACTAGTTTTACTGCGGGTAGATTTTTGTTTGGTAGTAGTTTGATCATCAGTTGAAGCTAAAGTTTCGTCAGTGTTTTGAGTTGCTGCGGCCATAAGATTATCCTTCCAATTAATAGGGTAAAAAGGCGCATCGAAATGCGCCCTTATTTGTTTTACTTACGAATTTTTGAGGGATGGCATATTGATACAGTG